AAATGTATGTCCAAACTGTCCAGTCAAAGATACCCCTAGCAATCTTTCTTCTTCTGTATTATCTTTCCAAATTTTACGAAGATACTTAAAATCTGTAAGAGTTGATTGCCATGTTCCTAGAATTGTTGCAATCTCTACTTTTCTTGCTATTATTTCTCTTGTATCGCTTTCACGAATTACAACTTCGGACAAATTACAAAATTGGTAGGGGCGCAAAATAATTTCTGAGCATGGATTAGTTCCGTAATGGATTTCAGGGTCTCGTCTTCCCCATTTTGATGCTTGCTTTTGAGCTGATGCAACATTATATATTCCACGCTCTCCTGATTTTGAATCATATAAATTTTTCCATTCTGTGATAAATTGTTCCATTTCTGGCTTACGAGAATAAGCAACGGAATTATTTGATAATGCACGTTGTGAATTTTGTTCCCACCAATTTCCTGATTTGGCTGCAGCCATTTCAATATCATTAATGTTTGACAATGATATCATTGCAGATCTGCGAACTCCGCCAACTACTACAACTTCACCAATCTTACACATTATATCGTGTGCTTCAATAGGTTTTAATTGACGACCTGATGCTGCCTTAAATTTTGAAATAGTAAAATCAAAAAGATTAATGAGTGGTTGTGGGCCTGAAGATCGTCCGCCCATTGTTTTAAGACGTGCGCCTGCTGGACGAAGCTTTGAAACATCGATTGCTGGAATCTGCCCAGCCCAAAGCATTGCAAGAAGTTCACGATATGCCTTTGCCCATCCAGTCTTTGAATCTTCAACAACAATCACAGTTGTAGTTTTTTCAAATGATTCTGGGACGGCAGGAAGTTTATTAACATATTTATATTCAACAGAAAAACCAACGCCAGTTCCACACATTAAAATATACATAGTTTCATCAAATGATCTTGGGCTATCTACTGGAATAAATGAACAATTATAACCCGCAACATGGTCACGATCTAATGCTGAGCCAGCAGTCATTACCGCTCTCATTGATGGCATGACGTTTCTATTGTAAACAAAATCTTTAATCTCTGAAATTAATTTTACATCTGGTTGATAGTTATAGTTTTTTTCAAGGTGGTTAAGCATAAAGCTGAAATATCTGTCAACAGTTTCTCCCCATGTCTCTCTTCGATTTTCTTCTGGCATCCATCTTGCATATCTTGATAATGCAATAAAATTTTCATATGGGTTTTCAATAATTCTTGACATATAATACCTTTTCTCCGCCTTGCGGTTAAATTTTAAAATAATAGAAGACAATTCTACCAAAGAAAAATCTAGAAGGGAAGGGATATAAAATATTTTTTTAGTCAACTAACTTGACATCTATTATAAAACAATGTTATTATTATAGTCCGTTATCTCTAATGGAGGAAATGCCAATGGAGAATATAAAAGAAAAACTTAGTGATGTTTTGCATCATTATGTTGCAATAGCGGTTGGTTTAATGTTTTTATATTCTGGTTCGCCAGTTATAATTAGCACACCAGCCAAAGCTTTGGTTGTAAAGCCAGAGACAAAAACAGAAGCACAACTGAAAAGAGAAACGCTGGAAAAATTCAGCAATACTGTATACAAGCCTTCAGAAATGCTTACAGACAAAGAATTGATAAAACTTCTTAGATCTGTTGGTTTTGAAGGAAACGCTCTTAAAATGGCGTGGGCCATTGCTAAAGCGGAGTCCAACGGACGCCCTATGGCATATAATGGCAACAGGAATACTGGAGACAGTTCCTACGGAATTTTTCAGATCAATATGCTGGGAACTCTTGGCACAGATCGTAAAGAGAAATTCGAATTGAGGTCAAATATTTTATTATTTGATCCAGTCATAAACGCAGAGATAACGTATCATATGACTAAAGGCGGATTAGATTGGTCGTCGTGGCCAAATTCTATACCAAAAGCAAAGAAATTGCTAACTCAATTTCCAAAGTAGTTAGGGGATAAATATTAAGATACAGACAGTGTCTAAATATTTAACTCTCGCAAGAGAGGGCCTTGTTCCACAGATGGATTGCCCATTGGACCAAGGCCTTCTTTTTGCAAATACTGACGAGGAAGATCAAGTATTCATATATTGTCTTTCTTGTAATTATAAAAAATATATTGGTATTCACCTATATGAAAACATGAAAGGTTTAATAAATGCCGTTAAAAAATGAGTTTGACACTGACCTAAGAGCTAAGGTTGCAAAAAATATACCATGTGTGCACATGCCTGGTTTACTTCTAGCAGAAAAAGCCTTGTTTGTTATAAAAGATTATTTAGAGGATGCAAGAAGTCGTGGCTTGTCTACAATAGACGAAGTTTTAGAAGACATAAAGATTAAAGATGGACAGCCAAAAGACTGATAATTTAGAAGATAATTTGCCTATGGTGAATTATATTATGCTTCACAGAATATACGATATGCTTACACTGATTGCAAACGATCTTGCAAAAGATGAAGACTCTAGACTTAAAATATCTAGAATGGTAGAATATCATAAAGAGGGTTTTTTGCTGGGCCCCTCCCCAGCTTTTAGAGCGGAAGACAAAGATGAATAAGGATAAAGAATCAGTAGTCAATTTAATGGTTGCTATATACGAAAATGCAAATAAATACATGGCCTTAATGAGCGGAATGACCGAAGAAGAAACGGAAAAAAGAACTACGGAATCAAGGCCTGCTATGCAATATTTCATGTCTGCAATATATGATAAACTAGATGAAAATGATTTATTAAAAACTGAATAAGTGGTATAATTAATTATGCCAAGAAACTTTGCTAAAAGAATGTATGGACCTTATTTCCCATATGACCATGGAAGAAAGCATCCAGAAAAAGATTATAAAGAAGAAACTTTAGAATTTAAATTAGAAAAGTTTTTGTCAAAAATTAAGAAAAGATTTACAAGAAGTAGTACTAGTTGAGTTTAACTCCTAGTGCTATGCACGTGAGTGCAGCAGGTCCCAACTAGATCCGCCTCTGGTTGGGATTTTTGCTATATGCGATCTTTTTTATTTTCTACAAACCATTTTTTATCGTAAACAAAACCTGTAGTAAAAATTCTTTCTCCATTTTTTATTTCAGAAACTCCATGATAATAATCATTATAAGCAGAGTGCACTAAAAGCATTCCAGATTTTGGTTTCACCTTAATATTTCTTTTAAGGTATAAAACTTCTCCTCCATCGTAATTGTCGTTGAAATATAACACATATCCTTTTGTAACATAAATACTATCTTCTCTTGTTCCAGCAGCATTCTCGTAATTCTCTATTCTGTCTGCGTGTGGCGCTAATGCCCATCCTGGAGAAAGGGTTGACTGCTCTGGATATTTTTGTATCATAAAAGTAAAATTAACTTCTTCAAAATCGTTATTTATTTCAGATTCTATTTTGTTCTTAAAGGATACGTAAATATCAGAAACTTTTTTTGCTAAATCTTCATTCTCTTCATCTTCTTTGAAATAGTTAATGAGAAAAGATCCTGACTCCATCCATTTTTTAGTTTTTGAACAATATAAATTTATTGTATCTAAATCTTCTTTAGATATAAAATTTTCAATATAAAATATTTCTGGCGCAAGATATACCTTATTCATTATCGCACCGCCAAATTTCATTCCAGTTATGGTAATCTTCAGATAAATTTTTAAATTCAACAGAATTTTCAATTGGTGGATAGATTGCAAGACCTTCTCTAGAACCGAAATTTGGATTGACTAGTTCATCTAAATTTTTATAGTATGACCACATGCCAGTAAAAATTCTTTGACCATTTTTAAATCCTCCAGTCACTGCATGTGCCATTATAAACATATCAACAATTACAAGATCTCCCTTTTCCCACCTATGCTCAATTCTATTATCTTTGTCATTTTCAATTAAATTTTTTATGTCAGTCATACATTCATAAAAATATTTTTTATCATCATCGGAAGGAGATTTTCCATTTAAAAATATTAAAGGATCAGTAGATGGATGTGAAACAACAGATCTCACGGTTGGTTCTTTTGTATAAAAATGAGATTGGCAATAAAGATGATTGGAGTATTGAGAATGCAAAAATGAATCTTTTATGTAAGATTTTGTTTTATTGTCTAGTCTAGAATACATTTTTTTTAAATCATAAAAATAGGTTCTTCCAGATAAATCATCTTCTATTTCCAGAGTGTGCATATTCCAAACACCAAGGCATATTGGGTTTATGTACCATGGATGGTCTGTATGCCATGGGAGCATAATTTCATCATTCTTAATATCTTTTTCAGAAAGCTCTTTGTGTGGTTCTACATAAATCAAAGGCGAACCAGATTTTTTGTTAGGCCATAACCCCAAAGCATCTGCAAATTCTAAAGAGATTATGCCCTGATCTTGTTGAGACAAATTTGCATTTCTAAAAGCAATTACTCCGTTTAATAAAAATTTTTTCTTATACTCTTCTATATTTTCTATAAAAATTTTTAAACCAGGAAAATCTTCTTTAATAAGTATAGTCATTTTATATCTCTTCTCATTCCCCATGGTTCTCTTATTTTTATAGAACTTTCAATTCTTTTTTTATAGGCCAGTTTATTTTTAATAAGTGAAAAAAGTGCGGCGGCGGAAGTGAAACGAAAATTAGAACTGTTCATATTCATATTATATCAGTGCATAATCCTTGTCGTCTGTAATCCATATTGGAAGAACATACCTATTCTCATTACATGGATATACGCCATGTGTAAAATCTTCATCTCCTGACTCGAATAATACAATGTCGCCCATTTTTGGACTATATGTATAATTAATTTTAGGAAATGCTAATTCTCCTCCCATAAGTAATGTATTTAAATATATTATTCCGCTAAATTTAATTTGATTATTTTTCCCATCGTCATTGTCGTTATGAAACTTTCCAAACGTTCCTGGCTTTCTTTTTGTCATCCAAAACTGGGTTAGGAATATGGGATAGTCAACTAAAAATTTATCCCTGACAATGTCCTCAATTTTCTTACCATACAAAACAATGAGATCTCTAATTTCATCATATTTATTGTCATTGAAACTAGTTTCAAATTTATGATGATTATCTCTTCCAGTATACATATTAAATATTGTGCCGTCACCAGTTTTTTGAAACCATTCTTCATTTTTATTCATATAATTTATAAAAATTTCTGAATGTTCCTTAGAAATAAAATTTTTTATTATTAACGGTTTTTTAGACATCAGTATCCCTTATTCTTCCATTTGTTGTTATCAAATTCATTGAGGGAGGCGGCTAAGGCAAATCCTATAACCACTATACCTACAATCATTCCAGCTATAATTTCCATGCTATACACCTTTCCAAAATAAATATTCTGAGTTATATACTTCTAGATCCACTATGTTCATTTTAGATATTTGATCCTTTTCCAAATCATTTAACTGATTATAAAGATTCTCAGAGGAAATGTTGTTATTGTATGTTCTTTCTATATCTTTAGAAATTGAATATTTTAAATCTACTTTCAGGTCCTCAGAAATTTTATTTAAAAAAATGTTATAGTCAATATTTTTAAAATCTTCTTGTTTCATTAACAAGTTTACTCTTTCCAGTCGACTATAAAGCAATTCATAATCTATATTTTTATTCTGTCTTTCAAATATCTCTATCTCATTATTTATACTAGATTGGATATTGTCTGCACCCAAGATATAGTTTTTAGATTGATAATTATGAAAAACTTTTTCTTCTTTTGCCCAACTAAAAAAATCTTCTTTGCTGAGATCTATATGCTTAATTATGGATGCCCTGTTGTTTAAATCTAAAGCTTTGTTTCTTTGGTAATGTATGTGTGAAAACCAACTGCATGCCCAGCTTGCTGGCTCTCTAAAGAAAGAAATTATATAAGTGTTATCTTCTATACGATTATCCCAACCAACATGCCTATTTTTTCTAGGTGTACCATCTTGAAATGGAACAGAATCAATTATTTGAATACCGTTATTTTTTAAAACAGAAGATATAGGCTCGAGTATGTTTTTCATAAAAAATCTTCCACCTGTTTTTACAACATGTAGAAAATAAACTGATTTATATGTCATATTATCCTTATTCTATATAAAAGTGCGGCGAAAAGTGAACGGAAAATTAGAACCTCTCATTCTTAATATTGTTTTGTATTAATAAACCAACTCTAGGGCCTTCGCCCCAAACTTTATGAGTTAATTCACTAGCTACTAATACGGCATCTCCTGGCTCTAATATATATTCTTCCCCATTTATGTCCCAATAAGATCTTCCTATAATTTGTAAATAACAAGAGTCATTGACATCATGATGAGTTGGGACTATTCGTGGGGCTAAAGAAATAATAATGCCATCTGAATGCCAATATGAGCCACAATCGCATTCAAGCTTATCCCAATGATTATAGTAATTGCAATTTTCAAAATTTTTATCTGAATTAAAGTCATTATTAATTTTTACAAGGAAATCTTTTAGTTGACTAGATATATTCCAAACTTTAGAATGTAATGGTTTTATCCATAATGGATCATTTATGAAAAGCTTTCCATGTATTCTTACTCCGCCGCCATGTCTTTTTTTTATTTCATTTTCTGATTCATCATTATCATCTACTGATGCTTGATTATATGCAAATTCTAAAACTTGTTGCCAAGTGATATCCGTAGGAAAGTATTGTCTTAATAGCAATGGTCTATTATTCTCTGTTGCATATTGGAAATCTTTTTTCATACTTTACTCCATATATATTATATATTGATATCTGGGGATATTAGATTTTAGGAAAGCCCCCCTTTCCCCCCAATTGTAAAAATTACAAAAGTGAGATAGGAGGTTTATTTGTAGCTATACATCTGGTACATATTGAGTTTCAGTGTAAGCCCCCCACAAACCAACCTAAGTGTAACATTTACTTTTCATCAAAGTCAATAGTCTTAATTTTTTTTGTGTGATCTACGCAAAGATAATATTTGTTTCTTAATCTATCATACATTGTTGTGTATGCGTGTTTATCACAAAATGAACAAGTCAATTGCTTTCGCAACATCCTTCTTTTTCACAGGAGCATTTGCAATTTTCACAACTGCATTTTGCGTTGTTTAATAAGTTTAGATCTTCCATAAATATATTATACCACCGCCATATGTTCTAGTCGACTACAATTTAGATTTATAAAAATGTTAATATAGATTTTTTATGTATGATGCGCTACCTGAGCAAATCGGACATTTCGGATAGTGCGCCCATAAATGTGATGTGTTTCACATGAAACATTGTGTGAGTTACCTCACAATGTCCTAATATGTCCGAATTGTCCCCTTGAAATTGTCGGTGCCCTATGACATAATAAATATATAACAGATTGAAAGGAATATAAATATGTCAGCTAATAAATACTCAATAGAAGGTCTACTAATTGGTAAGCCTTATCGTAGCCGCTCCGTAGAGGGCGAAATTGTAGATGCTGAGAAGCATCCCTCTTGTGTATGGTATGAGAACGCTGAGGCGTATCGTGTCCGTATCCGTAAAAGTGGCGGGGGTTATACCTACCGCAGCGTAGCGGTGAGTGTGGCATAACTCACACACACGCAACGGCGTGTCGTGTTGAAATTGTCAGTGCTATCTGATAGTCTAACGACATAACAATTAAATAAGGGTATGAGCCTAGCAAATAAACCGAAAGGGTGAGCCTAGCAAATAAGACCCACTAATGAAAGGAAAACTAAATGATAAACTCACTAACTAGAATTGAATGTAATGAATGTAATGGAGCAGGTCTTATCTTTTGGGGTAATGACCTAGACTATGATGTAGAACCTTGCGAGTGTGTAGCGTAATGGTAGAGATAATCGGACTAATTTTGTCAGTGCCAGCGTTTATAATGTTGGTCATAGGAATACTAAAGAATTAAAAGAAAAGGAATAAAAGAAAATGGATAGATACTTACTAATAGAACTAGGCTCAGAG